AACCAACGAATAGTGCATTAGTCACATTCTGAGGTGCTTTTTCGTCTACTTTGTTTAAGTCTTTCATATTTTTCTGTAGTCTCATCAAATCTTGAGTTACATCACTAACTGTTTTAATTAATTGACCTGCTACTTCATATGAACGAGGGTTCTCTGCTTCTCTTGCTAATTGAAGAATACCTTCGATTGCTGTATTACCCTTTTCGATGAGCATATGAAAGTTTTGTCGTGCAATTTCATAGTCTGCATCTGCATCTGCTTTATTAGGGTCAGGTGCTGGTAGATGGTCAGATGCTTGAACTTCTGTCGGTAACTGTTCTGCTATATCAAATACTCGATTTAATTTTTCATCAATACTCATATCACACTCCTTATAGTTGTGTGAATCCGCTTACCTTTTTCAAAGTAATCGTCACAGTTCCATCTTCAATAAAAACTCGTAAATCTTTACTTGGTTCTGCTGAAAGACCAAGTTGTCCTGTATTTGTAATAGCACCTACTCCTGCTCCACTGAAAGTAAACACTGGTGTTAGATTTGGTTCAGTAACACGATAAATCTCAATGTCTCCCACATTATTGTCATAATCAATTTGTAGAATAATACACTCTGGATTTTCTGCAGTTTCATCTCTACCTAAAGTATCGACATCCATATCAAAATCAACTGAACCAGGAGTGAAGTCTCCCGATACTGCAAAAGTTGCTCTAGTTTCTGTAGTTGCTAATATTGTCTTAGTTGCCATTTTATAATCTCACTTATTATGTTACTGGATTATCAGTCCACGTTTCACTAAATCCAAAATCATCATCTGCATCTGCAGAAGTTGGGTCTGGAGTTGTCACCAATCTACTAGTAGGTGTAATTGATGTTCCTATAGTAGGAGAGTTGTCTAAGAAAGCATCTGCTTGCACAGTCTTAATGATACCTTGCTCGGAAATAGGTCCATAGAAATTCATCTTTACAGTAAATGTCATAGTATATATGATACTTCTGCGAGAAGCAAAATCACCTTCATAATCATCCTCATATGTTAGACTTTCTAGTATAAGAGGAAAGTCATCTTTAATACCCATCTCAGGAACAGCATTAATAGTTAAAGTATATGCTGGTGTGAAAAATGGTAATATTTGTTCAACAACTTGAAGTGCATCTTCTTGGTTTTTTGCCATAATAAACAGACTGAAATTCAAGTTGTAAGGTACAGATTGATATTGTCTTTTAATCTCTGTGCTAGTAGTACCAACTGTTTTACGAACATTCATTTTGTTTACTTTACGTTGACCATCATAATTAAATCCACTAATTTCAAAACCCATTCTTGGTAAAGTTAGTTGATGTGTATTTGTTAGTTGAGGATTTTCATATAGTCTAGCAAGAAATTTTTGTTTTGGTCCATATGCAAGAGGCACTTTCAGTGATTGTATTGCATTCCCGCTTGCATCTTTTCTACGAATGTCGATATCATTGAATACGCTACCAAATGCGATAACACTTCTGCGAATTGTTTCATGATAAAAATGATTTTGTCCTAACATTATCTTTGTACCTCACCAAATGGATTGCTTGTGCTAAAGTCTATGATATCTTCTGCATTCAAACTAAAGTCGTTGTTTCTTGAAAGAGGTTCAATACTTGCACCAATTGTTGTCGCATTAGTTGTTGTTGAAAGTGTATAATCTTCTTTGATAATCTTAAATCCATTTTCAAGCAACAATGAACCTGAACTATCTTCAAGTGATATTTCATAGTTAAACATGTCAGTTGAACGTGCATCTTCAATAGCATCAATCGCTGATACACCAGTATCAATCTTCTCTGAACTGTATACAAATCTTTCAACATCTAATCTGTATGTGTAGATATTATTTGCTTGATAGAAAATATTCTCATGCTCAACAAATGTGATTTCAAATAAACCTTTTGTCATAGGAAAGTATAGTAAGTCACCTTCGTTTGGTCTGCCTTCTACAATTAAAGATGCGTTATCATCAACTGCAGTAGACCAACGTGATTTAACAACAACAAAACTTGCCCTGTCTCGTATCTCAACACCAAATTTCGACAAGAAGTCACCTTCACCCTCAAATCCATCTACTGATTGTAGATACATCTCTATAGAGTGTGCAGACGTAAATTTAGATAACTCATCTTCATTGAAGATTGTGTCTACGTTTACTAATGTGCGAGGAATGTAATAGATGTCAAAACCATAAATCTTAATTGCTTCTGTATAAAGATTTTCAATTAGGGTTTGCTCTAAAGAATAACCTGTACTATCTAATCCGCCGCCTTGGTCGAAATACGCATTAAGTGCCATGTAATCATCCTACCATCATGTCAACTGGTAATTCATATCTGAGTGACATTTCTTCTTCGATTTTTGCAATCTCTTCCATTGCTTCTTGCATAATACGAACACCATCAAGTGTTACACCACCTGGCATTTGTACTCCAGCAAATTTACTTAGATTGTTACCCCATTGCAATTTGATTAGTGCAGTAAGATATTTCTTTAAGAACATATCGTTATACACATCAGCATAAGTTGCAGGGTCTAGAATTCTATATGCTTCAAATACAAGATACTCATCTGCTTTAATATCATTGTTCCAGTCCATGTCTACAAAAATTCTATCAGAATGACGATTAAATCTAATTGGTTTTTCACCAACTAAAAGTTCATCAATTAACGATAGATGTTGCTGTATCATATTATAGTATAGCACAGATGTACTTGCTAAGTCAAATAATTCATTTAATCTTAGTTGATAGCGAACATCAAACATATCTATCTGTGTGTTATTTGTGAAAGGAAATACTCGTTCTACTCCTGTAATAGCATCAGTTACAGGAACATAACCGTTCTTAATATCACCTACTGTGATTGCTGTGATTGTATCTGTCGCTGATGATGATGCACCTGTAATTGCTTCAGTAGTCAAATCACCAACTTCTTTATAAAGTCTTAGTGTAGTTGATGTTGGAGCATCATATATGTAAGCGACTGCACTAGATGTGCCTCCAGTAATTTTCTCGCCAATAGTAAATTGCGAGGAATCTGAAACTGTTATTGTTGTTGCTGTTACTTTGTGCTTGAGATATGTTTTCTCTACACCGTCAAAGTGATATTCTTGAAAGAACTGAATTGCTTCATCTGTTCTATCATCTATCTGGTCAGTTGACACGTTAATATCAATGACGCCTTTACCTAGACGGCGCAAGCAATATTCTTGTAACTCGCTTCTGCTTGTTGGGTTCGCCATAAAAAATCTCCAAGGTATGTTCTTATTAGTATTTATACCTTGGAGAAAATAGAGTTTAAAATTTTGACGTTTTTTATTGTTATGCTAGAACTGCTTCAACTTCTCCATGTTGTTTTGAGTTTGTTGTAATAGCAAGTGCTTTCACATTTTCAAACGAGGCGCCGTTATCTGTTGTCAACATTCCTTTATAATCAGATAATACTAGAGTATCACCCTTTGCTACAACACCACGAACTTTGACAATACAACGACCAGACATTGCTACATATGGATTATTAGTTCTATCTAGTGAATAGACAACACCAAATGCCTTGTTGTCGGATGCACCTGTTGTAACTGCAATTTCATAATCTCCTGAAGTTGCAAGTCTCACAAAGGTTCCTACTGACAATAAGTTGGCAGGATCAACAGTAAATCTTTCTGCAAAGTCTGATACTTCTCTTTGTAGGATTAATCTTCCGTTTTTAATTGGCATATCTTATCTCCCTACTCTTCTGATGCATCAGTAGCATTTACGTCAATGCCTGCCGCTTCTAATTGTGCCGCTTTAGCATCAACATCAGCGAGAGTGACAGTTGTATTTACGCTCTCTTCATTCGCCATACCTCTTACAGCAATAACTTTTTCAATTCTTTCTTCAAGTGAAAGTTTTGTTGATAGAGGTAATGCATCTGCCGCTTCTAGATGAGGATTAAATGCAATCTTCTTTGCAGTTTCTTCATCAATGTCTCTAAGAATATCTTCTGGAGAATTAGGCATAATTCTCATATACTCTTCTGACTGAACCATCCAGTGCTTGTTTTCTGGTTTAGGAAAACGCTTCTTAACAGCAAGTCTTCTTGCTTGTAGTGCGTTCACGCCTTCATCATTACCTTCCATGATGTATTCCCACAATGCTCTAATCATCGCATCTTCTCTTGGATAGTTTGATGCTCTCAAATCAATGTATGCTTGCTGGTCAAGAATATCTTGAACATAAGGACGCATCTTTGTCAATTCTGCAAATGTTGGTTTAGGTAGTGGATTATCTTCATCCCATTCTAGTGCTTCAACCGCACCAGGATGTAATCCGCTGTCTGCTACATTCCAATCTGCTCCTGGCACTGTATTAAGTGACCATTCACATGTTGGATATAGAATATTTAATATAACTGAGAGATTATCTGCTCTGCGAATTCTAGAATGATATTCTGTTAAGATTGCTTGCTCTTCATCAGTAGCAACCAAACCCATAGCACCTTTTTCCATAATTGCTTCGATTTCATCTCTAGTAGGAGGACCTTTTCTAATCAGTTCATCTACTGATTTTGGTCCTGCAGTTTTTCTCACTGCGCTTACTAAATCGTCTGCCATTTTTTTAAACTCCTGTTAAAATTTTATTAGATAACATCTATATTTATATCTATTTATAATTAAACACCATCAAAGGTTATTGAACCTGATTGCACTCCATCTTCTGATATTGCAATTTCTTTTGCAATCATAAAAAAGTCTCTTACCTCAAAATCTCTATCAGTATTATTATTCTTAACTCTCACATCAAATGTAATTTGATTTGTTGACCTAGGTATATGTGCATGATTGATTCCAACTGCACTTCTAAAGTTTCTAGAATGACCTAATCTTCTAGTTGGAGCAATTCTATCGTTTCTTCCACCACTATGTGAATATTCATTACCATAGGGTTGTAATCCATTATATCCAGATTGTTCATATTCCATTTCTCCGTTTGCAAATAATGCTGACGAATATCGGTCAGATGAGTTGTCTGCACTACTACTGTCACCTAATGTAAAAGAACAATTTATCTCCACAATACTTTCTGGATATTGTGGAGTTATAAGTAAAGTTTTATTATTAATAATAGCATATGAGTTTGAACTTGAACTATGAGTCCAAGCACCTTCATTTTCAACAAATTTAAATTGAATTAATAGAGAACCCTTAACTGCTCTTTTTGTAATTTTTTGAAGTGCCATACTATAATCCCTTGTAGATTGTATACTCTACTGGGCGCCAGATGATGCTAATCCAATAGAAATTTCCTTTGCAATAAAAAAGAAGTCACGAATACGAATACTTCTCGTTGCACTATTTTTTACGCGAATATCCATATCTAGTTCATTTGTAGTCGCAGGAGTATAAGCATGATTGATGCCCATAGCGGCAGTAAAGTTCGTTACATGACCATGTCTTCTTGTTGGTGCTGTTCTATCGTTTCTTCCACCAGTATGAGAATGGTCATTACCATAAGGGTTTACACCTCTAATTCCGGTTTCTTCATATTCATTACTTCCATTCACAAACAATGCACAAGAGAAACTGTCAGTAAGGTTCTGACCATCAGAAATATCTCTAGATGTCATGCTTGCTTGGTTCTCAATAATAGAATCCGCATATTGTGGTGTCATCAGAATATTCTTACCATTAATTTCTGTGTATGTACTTTGTGATGCTGTTAAGTCCCAATCGCCCGCGTTTTCGGTGTACTTAAACTGGACTAAGAGAGACCCATGTACGATATGTTTTGTTACTCTTGTTAATGCCATTTTTTTCCCTCTTACGTTAAGTTGTAATGCTCGCCAGCAATCTCAGAAATTGTCAGAAATCCTTCAGCAAAAGTAATTGAAGGACCATCGTTCTCAACCGCTACCATACACTGTACAGACTGTGCGTTAGTTGATCCCGGAGCATGAATGTGGTTCATGTAGATTGCTGATCCAAAACCATAGTGTCGGAAATTCTGTCTACCATTTGTTTCGCCAAACTGTTGGTTTTGATGATTATGCCCACCTGACCTGTTAGGATTGTTTCCTATAATACCTCTATAAAAATATTCATCAGAACCATTAACAGTAAACTTTGCCGCGCCAGAATGATATCCATTGGTAATTCCAGAGGCGTTTTGATATGCCGAACCAGTACATACTATTTCTAAGTGACTATCAGAGTATTGTGGCGTCACAGATGAAGCACTGCCCCAATTCTCGTATGTTGAACTGGTCTGTGTTTTATCTGATAAATCTGCTCCGTAGTGTGCTATTAGAACCGATCCATACACAATGTGTTTCGTTACTTTTGTTAATGCCATTTTTTTAACCCTTTATCTATATCTATTTATGTAAGATTATATCCTTCACTTGCAAGTTCGGTTACAGTCATAAATCCTTCAGCAAATGTTACATTTAGTGAGTTACTAGTTGCAACTTCACATTGAAAAGTTTGTTCATTGGTGGTTCCTGGTTGATGTATATGATTTACATAAATTGCAGTTCCGCTTCCATAAATTCTAAAATTCTGGCGACCATTTGCCTCACCAAACTGTTGATTGTTATGGGTATGGTTACCACTGTATTGCTGATATCCACCAATCAAATTATCTAACATATACTCTTCTTGTCCATTTATCATTATTCTAAGTCTACCATAACCAGTTCCAGACGGCATGTTTGATGCAACTCTTCCGCTACCAGTTAGAACAATTTCTAAAAAACTATCACTAAACTGTGGCGTTAAAATAACAGAATCACCCCATGACGCAAATGTTGAACTAGATGTACTTTTATCCGATAAATCTGCTCCGTAGTGCGCTACAAGAACCGATCCAAATACAACTGTTTTTTTTACTTTTCTCAGCACCATTATATTAAATCTCTCACCCTTTAGTTTACATAGTTATTAGAAGGAGTACCGATTGTGAGACCACCTGCAACTTCTTTCACCATTAAAAATCCGTGTCTACCTTCTAAGTTTCCTCCAGCATTATTGTTATCTCTCTGAACTTGTACAGTTGCAGTCTGTAGATTTGTAGTTCCAGGTAAATGTCTATGATACATATTCACTGATTTACCTTCTCTACGACCAGCGGCGCTATTATATGTCTTATCGAATACTGAAACTGAAGCGGCATCATTAATTGTATATTCTGTACTTCCATTTATTTCTAGAAATAAATGACATCTAGGACTATCGTAAGTACCATCATTCGGCGCAGAACTGTCTGATTGATTTGACATAGTTCCGCTCATACGAACTTCCATAATCGAATCGGCGTACTCAGGTGTCATTGTGATACTATCCCAGTCCACCACACTCGTGGATGATGAATCCACATTACCCATATCTTTATAACGAACTTGAACGATAGTCGCTCCATATACAATGTGTTTAGTTAATTTTGTCAGTGCCATTTTTATTACCCTTTAAATAAATCTTACAACTTCAAGTTTTGTTTCATTGACAGGTATAGTTGTCAAATATAACTTATTACCCACAATTACATATTGAGTTGGATCTTGCAATTCACCCTCTAAGAACACTAGAAGTTTTTGTTCGTTATATGTATCTTGCACAGTTCCGAATGAATGCTTCTCAAATACAAGTTCTCCCATATCAAAAATCTGCTGTGAACCATTACACTTGAATACTAGTTTCTTCGTTTCTAAGTCAGTCTCACTTGAAGTTCCTGAGTATGTTGTAATATCAAAGATACCTTGCACTTCAATAAACGCATCTTGAGCAGGTGCAGTATTAAATGTCAGTGTAGTTCCACTCAAAGCATATTCTTCATCTCTAAGTACTTTACCATTGATTACTACAAGAACACCAAAGTCGTTAGGTGTAGTTGTTGAGGTGAATGGAATTGTGAATTGCGTAGCAGAACCAGTTCCTCTTAATACTACTTTTCTTCTATTCGCTGCCGCGACTTCTGTACACTTCAATACTTTACAATCAATAACAGAACCGAATGCTGGATGTTCATCAAAGAAACATAACTTATTTTTCTCTACAAAATAGGAATCATCATTCTGATATACACCATCAATATGAACAATAACACTATCGTCAGATGATGGATGTAATTCGATAAGACCAGTTGCTTCATCTAAAAGTCTAACAAACATGTGGTCACCAGCACCAGTTGCCGCAATACCAGTCATTGTTACTGTCTTCGCGTCTTGTGTATTATGTCCGGCGCCGGGAGTAAGTGTTTCAAACATAATCAATTCGACTTTTACTGATTGGTCAGTTGAACCAGGATTTCCCCCTAGTGTCAAAGTTTGGCCAGATATTGACCATGTGTCTCTTGCCTGAATAATACCATCAACAATAACTAAGAACATTTCTTCATTTGCGGCATTAGCAGACTGAGTTGAGAATGTTCCATGTCTGCTTGTATAACCA